TAATCCGGCAAGGTAACCGGATTCCGTACCGTCCTTTGCAATGGTAAGGCCATCGCTGTCAGAGGTGAACATCTGGCTTGCCTGACGCAACTGCTGTATGTCGTTCATTCCAGGAATGCCATGGACGTATGCTATGGGGGCATCTCCATACAAGGTGAGGAACTCCTGATAATTCGATGTCAGGATGCAAGGCTCATTCCCGCTACGTGCCTCCGCAATCATATCGATACCATATATGCCGGGAGCCATCTTATCTTTCTCCTTGATGGAAGCTGTCTTCCGCTGCCGCAAGATGGAATTCACTTTCCGCTGGATGACTTCCGTGTTGCAGCCGAAAATCCCGGCCATTATCTCTATGCACTTGAGAAGAAGCGTTTCCGAAGGGATGACAGATATGAGGGTTGAAAGCCGTTGCATTGCCTCTTCCTCTCTGTTTGGGTCGGTTCCGGGATTCTTGCCTCGTAAGGAGATGGCAAAATATTGAAGGAAATTCTGTTCCCGGTTTGCAAGCCATTTTCCGGTTTCAAGTTTCTGCTCCTGGGCAATATTATCAGGATCCTTCCCTTCAGGAAGCGGAACTGCACTGACCTGGAAACCCGCACGCAGAAAAGCCTCACAGTTGACCAGTGACGCTTTCAGCCCGGCTGCATCCGCATCATATACAAGTATCACGCGATGGGTGAACCGGCCAAGCAGCTGTATCTGTTCCGGAGTCAGTGCGGTTCCGCTGGTGGCAACGGTATTGCAGACACCGAACTTGTGCATGGACATGGCATCGAACTGGCCTTCGACTATATACGCACAATCATATCTTGCAATGGCAGTACGTGCCTGGTACAAACCGAAAAGGTGAGTGCCTTTCTTGAACAACGGCGTGTCCCCGGTATTGACGTACTTGCCGGTGTTTTCCTGCGGGGTCAGCCAGCGTCCGGTATATCCGTTTATGTTGCCCTTGATATCAAAATAGGGAAACATGATGCGGTCCTTGAAAGTGTCGAAGGTGAAGTTCTTCTCGCTTCTCTTCAGGATGTCCGTTTCAAGCAGCTTCTGTTCGGAAAATCCGGCTGCAAGCATCTCCTTTTTAGCCAGGTTGCCTGCCGGGGCATATCCAATTCTGAAATCCTTCAGGACCTTGTCATCCAGGCTGAACCCTCTGTCATGCAGATAAAGTTGCGCCTCCGGAAGATGCTTCTCGAAAAAGAATGCGGCGCCTTTCATCGCTATACGCTGCGCTTCACGTTCTTTTACCCTGGCCGTTTCCTCGTCGGACATCACCCGTTCAGGGAGAGAGATTCCCGCACGGCCAGCCAGCCAGGTGACAGCCTCGTTGAATGACATGTTCTCATGATCCTGGACAAACTGGATGACATCCCCTCCCTTGCCGCAGACGAAACACCTGTATGTCTGTCTTGACGGGCTAACGGTCATCGACGGATGTCGGTCTGGATGAAACGGGCAGATCCCTATATAATTGATACCTCTCTTGTGAAGGGATACAAATTGGCCGATCACGTCCGTAATCTCGTTGGCATCCTTTATTCTCTGTTTTAATTCGTCATCAATCATTGTTCTTCAAATATGCAAAGTTGACGCGCTGCGAATGCCTCCTCCAGTGTTATGCCGAAATACTTCGACAACGCGATATATTCTTCTTGGTTTATATTTTTTCGGCCATAGAAAATATCCCACCAGCGCATCTGGTTGATGCCTACCTCCTGGTAGAAGGCACGGTTGGGCATGAAATTTTCCGGATGCCGGAATTTCAGTCGGAGAATCTCCTGCACCAGATTCCGCTTGACTGTCTGTCCCACTACAATATGCTTCCGGTGCATATATAACTGTACAGCCAATGCGGATCTTCCCAAATGCTCCGCCATTTGTTCCAATGTCTTCTTATTGACATTTTCCCGGACGTATCTGTCCTCATCGGGTTGCCATCTTCCATTGTTCATAGCTTTCTTTCCTCCATATCTGTGTATAGTCTTCATTGAATTCGTATTCAGAGTGCCCGGTGATATAGCAGCAACAGAATTTGATAAATAGTTCCTGCTGCTCCGGTATGACCGAGCCCCCGATATCATAGTAATGCATGACCTTGAGCTTGTCGAGGGCACTATATACCCTCGTCTCAAACTCAAGAAAAGCGTCGACGCCAAGCGTCTCCAAGAAACAGTCTATCCAATCAAGATTTTCCATTCTATATTTCAATAGGCTTTCCATATCATCAAGGACGTTATCTGCTCCTACAGTTCCCGCGTTTCCTTCAGGCTCCCAATGAACAAGTTCATCAGTCTCGCATATAGTCCGGAAGCTTCCTTCAGATTATCCGGATTCTTGCCGGTAAGCTGCACCTTCATATTATCCTTGGAGTAGTCATGGCATATAGCCAAGTGCAGCTCCCGGTTCCGGTCATCAACTACCGAGACCTTCACTTCCTCCACCACACTCCCCAGTTCTGAGGCATCCAACCACAAATATGACTTTTCATCTGTCTTCAGATGGCAGTACCGATGTACCTTGCCACCTTTACGAATTAACTCCACTTCGACGATTGTCGCTACTTGATTGGTACGCAGAATGCGTACTTTCTGACCTTTCTTCATTGATATTTCTTTTTTATTCATTACTGATTTGTTATTAGTCAATTAAAAAGGTCTTGTATTCCAATAGTTAAGCCAATGCCCGAAACAATCACATCGGTTCCCGTCATTTTCCTTACGGACAAAAGCGAGATTGTTTCTATCAATCAATGGCTTATCGTAAGGGTATTGTTTTACTCTGATTTTATAGGCTCGTAGCGCAAGCCTACGGTTCTTTATTTTATTCATACCTTCTTTTTATTAATCAATTATTTCAAATGTAACTTTTACTTTTTTACAGCGAAAGCCTTTCTTATACATCTGTTTCCATGTTAAACCAGTTCCGTCCAGCCAGTATCTGACACAATCTCTTCGGTAGTACTTTTGAGTATTCATCACAAGTGTACCATCTGGATAAGCTATCATGTACATTATCTCTTTACGCATAATGTTTCTTTCTTTATTGTATTGATTATTCGTTTATATTAGGAACCTGTCCAACTTTTATATAGTAGTCAATGCTTTCAGGTGCAGAGGGTATCTTTCCTTTTATCATATCAACTACATAATTCCATGAACGCATTACGTTCCGATCTAAACATGATTCTCTTTTAGGGGAATCAAGCGCATTTGCTACCATCCGAAGTGTATCAGCTATTTCTTTTAGCTCCCAAAGAGGGACTTTTATCATTTTAGTCAATTCGCTCATATTTAATTTGTTACTCGTTAAATGACTACCATCACATTTCTTTTTATAATAAATATAGTATCCGTTATATAGTATGTGATTGCTTGCCTTTCAGCATCTCTCAGCAAGTCTTTTTTTAAGATTTGATAGTAGGAGTTGGTACACTCTGCGTAAACCATTACCTCTCGTACCCTTTTTAAATCATCCAAAAAAGATTACGGATTATGCTTCTTTATCAACTTAGTTCTCATCTCCTTTTTTATATTTTATCTCAAATACTTTTTTTACAGTATCGCAGATAATGGCCACTATAGGTATTGCACAAACAAGCGCACAGCTAATCCCTCCCCAATCCATTGTTCTATATTCATATTTATTCGATTACATTACAAAACATACACAACTATATGCTCCACTTTCAGGTATTCCCCCGAAGTCAACCCTGATACACAATTCTCCACAAATGACAAATGGCTTATCGCTCATCACCTTGCCATAAACACCATAATGTTCGTGAAATACCTCTGAACCCGGTTTCATCGAGTCCAATGCCTTTTTCATTTTCTCGGAGGTATAAACGGTTATCCATCTGTTGGAATAATTGTAATAAAGCAGTCCGGTATCGAGAGAATCGCACATCTTCAATACGGTCTCTTCCACCTTCTGCCGGCTGAATACGACGCTGGTCTGCAGCTTCTGCACCTTAACGTCCGGAAACTTCTTTTTGAATGTTGTTTTGGTTACCATGATTCTTATTATTAGATTGTTATAACTCTTTAAATTCCTGCTCCATCCGGCACTTTCTTACGTAAAGTCCATCAATAATGTACTGGGTACAATACTTGGGAAGGGGGATAACAACAAGGTCACGAGTACCCCTATCGGCATCGCGATACACACAGCATTCCCTGCTGCTTTTTAGGATTGAATCAAGCAGGGAATCACACTTTTCAATCTCTTCCTTGAGGGTTTTGGCCCTCTCAAACGATTCATTGTTCATATTATCTTAAAAATAATGGTGTGATGTACATGGGGGTGGAAATTTTTGCTTGGTAGAATATCCCATCAGCTCCAGGTTAAAGATGTCCTCTCCGATTTCTTTCCACGCCGAATATACACCATACATACATTCACGCGCATAGAAAGGCGGCTTGTAGGGGTCGCATACGCAGATTATCTGCACATGTGATTTTCTGTTGTATGATACCAGCTTCGTTCTGGAATCATCGAATAAATCTCCAACGACATGTTGGCCAGGGCGGATATTGTAACAGTAACTGTTGTCCTGATACACGTCAAGGGTCTCCCAAGGATATGTCGGGAAATCTGTCATTTTCATATCTTCTCCCATATTACCGCATATTAGATAGACACCCGATTGCAAATCCTATTATCCCAATATTTATCATCAAGACGATAATATCAAAGAGAAAGAGAATTCGGTAAGGTCCGGATGCTTTCCGCATTGCCCAAACACATAGTATCAAGGCGGCCACCAATGCAATCAGAGATGTCCATAAAAAAACAATCACATTACTCATCACTGTCCTATTTTTGCGAATTCATCTATCTTATCTGCCAAAGCATAACAGCCCATCACCTTTTCATAGGATATGATACAGACAATACTGTCACTGTCATGCTCCACAAGAATAGTCCACTGCCCGTCCTTACCGCTCTCAAATACATCAAGTCGAACCGGACGGCTGCGTAGGTATTTCTCATTCATAACCTTAATCTGGTGCTCGATGTCACACTTCAGTGCATCCAGAGAACATTCGTCAGCAATCAGATGTCGGTCAAACTGTTGCACGTATATCTGTAATGCCCTGCCTTTTTTGTTGACATTGGCATAAGTCTTGATGTTGTCTATAAAGTATCTCATAGCATTCAGATTTTATGTATTTACCAAGTATTGCTCCATAAGTTCGGGGATATCTTCTATCATCTTCAGCATGCACTCATGCGGTGCATCGAGAAATGAAATAACAAGGATACTAAAGTCCTGGTCTATCTGCCGAACTTCGTCTACCTGCAGGTAGTCCAGCGCATCAACGGCATCGACGAAAGGAAGATGACTCTTGAGTGCAAATCCACAGTTGCATATTGCTCTGCCCGAAGCCGTCGGACGTGGAATCCACATCCTGAACTGTCCGTCAGGAGTGGAAATGGAAGAAAAACCTTTGTTATTATTCATATATTCTGTTTATTAAGTTAGTAAATCGTCGTCTCATATAGGGGAATCGAACCCCAGTCGCAGCAAATCTTAAGTATACCGCTACCATTTGAATGTAGTATGAGGGGCCGGACTATCTTCGCAGACCGTCACAGCCATAGAATACACATTAAACACAGATGGCACACCTCACGGTGGGCTTATTTCATTTGATTCCGATGCCAGTAGGAAATCATCTCACCCACATTACGAACCTTGATTTTTGCCTTGATATTCTCCCGATGGCGGTTAACCGTACAAGGCGAGATATGCAGCTCTGCCGCAATTTCATCTGTTTGGCAGTTAGAGGCAATGAGCCGGAATACATCCATCTCGCGATCGGTCAGTGCTGTATCAAGCTCCGGTCTGCATATCACCCCTTCATGTTCACATTCACCCCGTAACGGGCATTTGACCTCCTCGAATACAAACTGTCCATCCTTGTTAATGTCAAGATTGTACTGGTCATACTCTCCGAAATTGCATCGGATGAAACGATGAACTACCCGGAATTCATAATGCCACCGGTTCATCGTGCTGCTGGAGTAGAGTTGCATCAGCCGGGCATGTGCCTTGGGGTATCGATCCCGGATAATGGCAAGCATGTGTTCAATAGTTGGGCGGTCGGTGTCCTTAAGAACCACCGCCGACTGCCCGAACTCCTTCATCATAATATCACCTTCAGGAGTGTTGTAGAACTCGATGTTTTGCAACATGACGTTTAGAAATGATTGATATATTAGTTTTGACTATAACATCGTCCTGTTAATTCTTCGAAGGGAATGAAGGAGCTGTACTGAGTCATTAGCTCATTAAAGCATTTTTTCTCTAATGGCTTAAAAGTATTGTTGCGTAGCTTTACATAAAAAGAAGGATACGATATACCACTCTTTTCCAAAAATGCCTTTTTGAATTCTTTTTTTTCTTGTTCGCCCAACGCATCATACTGGTCTTTAAATACCATTTTACTAAGATTTTGTCCTTTTTCCATTATTAGTATATTTTTTAGTCTTATATTTATACTGCAAAGGTGTAGAAAACTATTCTATTAGGCAAGTTTTCTATCCTATATTTGTGATAACGATTACTTATTTATACTTTATCTAAACAATAAAACATGTTTAATGGCTTGAAAATACATAAATTGCTTGAAGAAAGAGGACTTACTAAAGTAAGCCTATTTACCCATATAGGTATATCTAAGAAAGGACTTGATGATATTATAAATGGAGTTCATGCGCCTAAGGTTACTTATGTAGAAGCACTGGCTGATTTTTTCAAGGTACCAATAGATTTCTTTTTTGATAGAGATATAAACTCTTCTGGAATTAATATAGGTCATCAAGTCAAAGGTAATGGAAACAAGGTATCAGGAAATATAACTTTAAGTGAATGTCAGAAAGAGCTTGAACACATGAAAGCCCTTTTAGAAGAAAAGGATAAAATCATAACTGAGAAAGAAAGAACAATCCAAATATTAATGAATAAATAACCTTTAAAATATAAGAGAAAATAGACAGAAATAGACAGAAATAGGCAAATAGACAAATATACAGATATGTAAGTAGTTGTTATTTAAGTAGATATGGAGTGTGTATCCCCTCCCTCCAGCTCCACGGATATAGTAAAAAGAAGTTTGTAAGTCCTTGAATTCCAGTAATTCAGGGGCTTTCTTTTTTCTTCTACTCCCCCTACCTTTTATATTCATTTAGAAAATAGTTGTAGTAAATGTGCTACAATTCAAAATTAATATCTACTTTTGTCTGTTCAAAAACCAATAACTATTAGAAGTGGGGGCAACACTTTAAATTCTGCAACAGATTTATGAAAATTCACGAAGGAAAATGTACAGAGAAGATTTTGAAAGAACGTGAACGGATTGGTAGTCGGTTAGCCATTCTTCGCAAGAAGAGAAATATGACCCAAGAGGAATTGGCTAATCTTTGTGGTGTTAATCGTGTTAATATAGCCAAGATAGAGAAAGGGGCTTATAATGTGAGCATTGATATACTATCTAAGGTAACATCCGCTCTTGGTTTTGTGATAGATATAAAAGTGGATAGCTCTGTTTGTCCGACTCATTTCTCTCAACGTAAACCTGTAAAGCTGGTAATAGGGAAAGACTATTATGTCAGTTTTGGCAATAACGAAGCCCATAGATGTAAGCTGGTTGATATTCCGGAGATGTACCAAGGTCAAAGAATTAAAATCGAAACTCCGACCCCGAGAGGGTCTATCACCCACATATTATTTGCCGATGAAATAGGAACGACACCTGACGAGGCTGTAATGAACCAAGTAACGATGTAAAAACATTAAAAGGGAGGAAGTGCAAGTTCCCCTTTTATTGAAATCACCTTCGCTACAACCATCTGCAGCGAGGGTGATTTTTTAGTTTATGAGGGTTTCTACACCCCCTCTTTCATCAGGGCTATTCAGAAATTTAATGGTTTCTTCTGAATATATAATCTTAAATTGATGGTTCGGAATCAATTCTAAAGCTGGGAAATCAGTAGTGATTAACAGTTTTAGCCCCTTTCTTTAATATGTAAAAGCAACTTGTACAAAAGAAGTTTCTTATGTACGGGATAGCAGCAATAACTCCGTTGAGCCTTCGTGGGGACAAGCCGAATTTGATTTTATAATGTGGGTTTATAAGGTACAGTCTCCGGTCAATGATTTGATAGTTGGCTTGCCGGGCGATGCGATTGAACAGTTCGATGGTGCATCCGGTGCTCTTTATATCCAGTAGCTCCGTGATTACGCGTTCCTGCTCACCGCATAGTCTTAATATCCATCTGTATAAAGTGCGGGGAAGGAGGTGGAGAAAAGGGAAATGTGAAACAATGTGGCTGTGTGCTATCTGCTGGTGGCCTCCGAATGGCATTTGCCAGGCGGGAAATCCTACAAATACAGCTCCGTCGGCAGACAAATGTTTTTGTAGGCCGGAGAGGAACCGTTCTTTGTCTCTGATATGCTCTATCACATCGTGTAGAAGAATCAGGGGAAAATTCGTAGCCTTGTCCTCAAGCTGGAAAATGTCGGTGGCAATGAACTGTCCCTGCTGATGCCTTTGGGTGAAGAAGGTCCTGGCTTGCTCTATTCGCATGGCATCAATGTCTACGCCCATCACCCGGCAACCGGCTTTGGCAAAGGGAAGCAGATTGCCTCCCTCTCCACAGCCCACTTCCAGCACTTTATCGGGGATGTGTCCGATGACTTCCTTTATGTAGGGGATATAATAGTTCTTGCTGGTCTGTGACTGTTCACC